GCTCTAAGCTGCATATCATCATAAGTCAAGTCACGAAAGGCTCGATTTATGTCGTATGTTTTTGTTTCCAAAGCGTGCTTCATCACCCGCTGCATTAAGGTTGCGCCATTTTCATCTATTGACTCCCAGTCGAAGTCTTTAAACTTTTCCCGAAGTGCTGATTTATCAGCCTCCAGGTTTTTGGCTGCTTCCTGTTGTGCTACGGTCTCTTTCCACTCTCTCACCTCTGCAAGTTGCTCGTGTATTGCTTGCAGTTCTGGGTTTTGAGGTTGGGCTTGTCCGTTTGCGAATTGCTCCTTCAGCTCCATTATTTTTCTAGCAAACTCTGGATTTGATTGGAACATTTGGTCAAGGGCTTTATAAGGCTCCAGCGTTTTATACTGTTCCTTCTCCTTGCTCCATTCGCCTGCCTGCCGATTGAGAGCCGCCATCTTTTCCTCGTATGACCAGCCTTTTTGGGCTAGCATCTTGAGATGATTTTGGTCTTTCGGGTATACAGGTTGGCCGTTATACTTTAGCTCCCAAGGCTTTGGGTCCCAAGTATTCTCGACCGGCGCAGATTGCTCTTGCGCTACTGATTCTTGAGGGGCTATAGCTTCAGGTGTAGCCTCTGGGGCTGCTTGCTCTGGGCTCTGCGAGTACTCATCCATACTAAACTCCTTCTAGGCTCTTGCGAGGTGCTAGGTTAAATTAAACGTCTGTCGGGGACTGGAACTCACCTTTACCACCTGGGCGCGAACCGCTAGGAGGATTGGTCCCGCTTAGTGAGTGAGTGGTATCCTGACCACCATTACCCACAAAGTCAACGGCTTTACCCCCACCTTTACCGCCGTTTGGCTGGTTGGTTGAGCTAACGCTATTCTTCAAATCGTTTGCACCGTTTCCGGTAAAATCTACACCTGACATAATATCTCCTTTACATTACAGGGCTTGCGCCCTTGGCTGAGTTCATCGGCATCTGTGACATTTGTTTAGGCTCTTCACTTGGTGCGCCTTGAGGCTCTTTTTCTTGGCCTGAAATGGTTTGCATAAATGCTTGTAGGGCTTGGGCAGGGCCTTCATTACCCTGTTGCTTTTGCGCCTGGGCAAACATTGTTAAAACCTTGAGAGCATCAATAACTTCTTGACCTTCTCCACCTTGTCCTGGAGGGCCACCCGCTGGAGGTTGACCAGGGGGGCCACCGGCAGGGGGTTGGCTTGGAGGCATTGGAGGTTGATTCGGTAGGGCCATTATAGGCCTCCTTGCTTTTGTTGATTTAATGCCATCTCATGCTGTCGGTCTGATTGTTTGCCAATCGCCTCAGCTTGAGCCGCTTGCTGTTGTGCCTGTTGTTGGGCTTGCGCCTCTTGTTGGGCTCGCATATCCATACGCTGCTTCACTTGGTCTTTATCGGGGAAGTCAACAGCGTCTAAAACAGCCTCTTGGTCAATGACTGGAGGCTGCATATTATAGAGAGCCATAGCAAGATTGCCACGCTCTGCTTTTGCCGTGGGCATCGCAGTACCCGATTGAATCTTAATATCAAACAATCCCCTAGACGGGGCAGTCGCTACGGTTTGCCCTGGTTGGTAACCCGTCTTTTCGTCTGTCATAGTGTAGGGAGTGGTGACGGATTGAACCTGCCCGGTTGGTTCTCCATTCTCTCCCATTACATCCTGTACATGGAACTGGAAAAACTCAGGCCATTCCGTATTGCCAGTGATTTTAATAGCTCTGGGGGTTGTGTAAAACTGGAGTATCCGAGACACCATGAGAGAGCCCATTTGCGCGAGGCTTCCGTTCATATTCCGCTCTTTTAATCGGATACGAGTCTGGGCGGCTTCTTGTAGCGTGTCGATAGCTTGAGCCGCCGTCACACCTGCGGGCCTACGTCCTTGGGTAACTTCTTGGATACCTGATATAGTATCGGCCATTCTAAGTAAGTTCTGGAGAAACTCGAAATAGTATGATGGTAGAGGAGGAGGGATGTCCCGCTCTGGCCGTTCACCATTAGGGCCTGGGGTATATGGGATTACTTGACCAATTGCATTGGTAATCTGGGTCGAGTCTACACCCGAAGTAGTAGGGTTCATCCAGACCGGGTTACCAGTTAGGTTCATGTAGTCCATGATGGTAGAGACAACCTTATTAATCATTTGTTGTGCAGTGACTAATGGTTCTGTCTCGCCCTCTCCCCAGAATTGACGGGGAAGAATGGTGTCTACGAAACGGACAAAAGGCTTTTTACCGTCCTTATATGGATTAGGTACGCACTGAAGCAATAGACGGCTCTGAGGTATGACGGTTACCAGCTTGCCATTTGGGTATTTCTTCTTATAACCTATGGGATGCTCTCCACCATTCTCAAACATTGCCTCATATTCATCCAAACCTTCGGCATCAATCCAGCACTCTAGCACTTCTACTAGCTGGTCATCGCCTGGTTGTGGAGTGTATGGAGGTGCTACACGGCTTTTGGTGTCAACGGGAGAAACTAGCTGTACATCGCCATCGGTTGCTTTGTTCTTTTGCTTGTCGCTGCTTCCGCCTGTATCAGCGTGAATCCGGTCTGCTACATCGGGAAACTTAGCGCGTAGGTAACCGACCTTTTTAGTCGTTCGGTGTATGACCCAAGGGCAGTTTTTATCAAAGTCAACCGCATTCTTAGGGATAAATATATCAAAAGGGTCTATACAGGGGATATCTACATCGCCTAAACCATCCTCTAGGTCTGCATTCCATGTAACTTTTGCGATACCACCCGATAGGTTTAGCGCATCCATTAGTATCTCTACTAACGTGTGATCCATGGTCCGGTTTTCCCATACATGTTCAACCACTGCGGAAACATTCTTGGCAAAAGCGTAATCTGTCGGGTCTTTGGGTAACGCCGTAAATCCAGGTCTGGAGTCTGTTAGGATTGGAATAGTGCTTTGGATAGTAGACCGGATGATGTTGAATCCCGCTTCAGCCTTGCCGCCTGCGATTCTGTTCTTGTAGGTTCGTCCCTTGTAGTACTCTCGGAACTTCTCCCAGTCCTTGTCATACTCCTTACGTGCTTCCTTGCCTTCTTCCCATCTATCGAGCACAAATTTGACCTCAGCCTTTCTTCTGGCTGTTGGTCCTCTGCTCCTCGGGTTGGTTCTGGTTGCGCGTTGGTGTCTAAGTACATTACTCTGGCTTATCCAATCCGCTCTGAATCTCTTCATGCATCTCACGCATTTCACGCTCTGTGATTACGTAGGTACCGCTTTTCTTTTTTACTTGGGATGACTCGTTGCCAACCTCTTCAAACTTGCGCCCAGTCTCATGCTCGATACGCTTCAGGGTTTCTTTTACATCCCTTTGGCGACAGCCTAGGCCGTAATTGTATGAGTCATTGCGCTTGGTGCTGTTGATGATAATCATTTGTCCGCCGACTGATAGCCCTTGTAAATTAAGGCTATTCCGCTAATGATTGCCGATGAACCGATTTCTATTTGACCTTGGCGAACCGCTTCAGCCCCGCCAAAGATAGCCGCTAGTCCTGAAATAAGACCGCCTAGTGTTGTTTTCCAGTTACTCATGGGTTCCTTATTATCGTTAGGATAGTAGGTAAATTCGATAAAACAATCAAGCCCCCCATAATTATAGCCCATCTATTTTGTAAAAGCTTGATGTCTTTTACCAATTCTTTAACTGTGCCGTCTATCGCGCTTACCTTTGTTTCCAAAATAGCCACTCTTTCCATCATCGGTCGTACCATTCATTTGAGGGGTTGTTGTGTTGTGCAAATTCTCTGTCTCTGAGGCGTTGTTCGTGAGTCTTTTCAGGGATAAATGTGTGCAGCTTTTGGATATGCCGCCTAATATGTTTGGTGCATTGTGTGACATACATATTTGCTGTCATGCTATGGTTATTAGCATCTACTGGGTTTTCGTCTGAGTTCTCTTCATCTCCATCTTCTTCTGGGAAATGATAGGTTTCATACTCTTCCTCGGTCTTCTTGCACTTGCCTCTAAATACCTTATGAACTCGTGAGCGTATTAGCTCGGCATGACCTTCAATATTATCCTTTAGTGAGCCTGGGTACTTGGGTGCGCCTGATGCTTTTAATCCTGCCCGATTAAACTCTTCAATGGATGCCGGCTCTTCATTGTCGCACCAAAAATGCTCTATTCCATACTGGGCTTGAAACTGTTTGGCAATGGTGACTTTATCGGTAGGGGTTAGGTAGGACTGGTAGAACTCGGCTATCTGCCAATCTTTAGGCTCTGACCTGTGGATTGCCCTAACAGTTATGCAGAATGGGTTTGTATAACCCCAGTCAATACCAGCACATACATACCATTGTTGTTTATTCTTCCACACCTCATTAGGGTCTATCATGTTTAGCGACTCATCGAAGTCCATAAACACTAGCCCGGCCATCTTTTGGAATTGTCCCTCAAAGTGCATAGCAAATACACGAGGGTCCATAATTTCCTTTAGCCGGTCAAACTCAGCCTTGGGGAAAAATGGGTTGTCTACTGAGCGGAATTGTACAAAGTGGCAATCTTTAGCCCTGCCTTGTCGCCATGGTTTGTAAACATCCTTGTATAACCAGTTTAGCGCGTAGGGGGTAGTGGTAAGGAATATAGGGGCCTGCATTGGAGCCGCTCTACCCTGCATGTTATCCCAGGCCATAGATTTATATTGCCCGGCCTCATCACCCCATAACCACCGGCATCTAGTAATACCCTCAATGGTGTTAACGTCATGCATGGTGCGAACGTAGATAGGCTGTCCCGTGTGCATCTCGAATATGCTATCGCTTGACCTCCATTTACCTAAGCCTTGGAATGTCTCAAGGAATCGCGGTAGGGTGGCCTGAAGCAGTATTTTGTGAGTGGGAGCGGTTACGATACCGCAATCTTTTTTATCCGTGAATGTGCTTGCTTGTAGCCTTGACCAGATTGAACCGATGAATGTCTTGCCGCCTTGCTTACCAGCTACTAGGGCTG